TAGGCGTATACACGTTACCTGCGCCGTATTGAGTCTGTAACTGCCTTTGATTAGCGGCGTTATTTCCGGCTGTGGTTTTATCTTTAAACATATTCAGCAATTGGTTTTGGTAATACTGGTTGCTTAAGTTGCTAATGCCGTTGTTAACCGCATTGGCTTGGCCAATATACCCTGACGCTGTAGCGTTACCTGCACCTGTAATTAAGTTGTTTGCTGCGTTGCCGTAACCCGTCAAAGAGCCGGTCAAACTGTTAATATAGTTAGCATACGCTTGTTGCTCTTGCGTACCTTTTGCACCGTAGATGTTAGATACATTGCTGCCGTAAGTGCCTGCCGCGTTAGACGCATTAGAACTTACATTAGCCATATTGGTGCCATACGCACCCGTGGCGGCGCCCGCCGCCGAGCCGTATCCACCATAAGCACCAATGCTACGGTCGCCAAACCTATCGTAAGCATTTACCATTCCTGTTGCTGCGTTAAGCCCAACGCCTTGCAAACTTTGATATGGGCTAAGAGTGCCTGCGCGTTCTGCCTGAAACCGATTAAATGCGTTTTGGTATTCTTGCGAAGCCAAATTACTAGAGTACCCTGATGCAGCTTTTAGAGCGTTGCCTGAGATCAACCCGCCACGCACCGCAGATTGACGATCAATGGCTTTTAAGCCTTCAGATATACGGAAACCGTAGCCTGGGTCTTTGTTGGCTAAAAACGCTTCAGGCGTAAATTCAGCCGTAGCATACTTGCCATAACCTGTTGAACCTGTACTGCCGCCAATCCCAAGGTACTCGAGCAAACGATTTTGACCGGCTAAACCTGCTTCGTTGTACGGGCGGTATAAACCTAATTGGTTATCTAAAACGCCTTGGGCAACCCCAAGTTGCTGGTCGCGGGTTTGACCCGCAATATCCATTTGACCGGAGTAAGATTTTTCAAAGGATGCTCGTTGTTGCTCAAATTCAGCTTTTTGCTGTGCAAGAGCATCGAACTGTGCGCGAAGCTGCGCGTCCATCGTGCCTTGCTGCGCCCTAAGTTGCTTATTTAGGACTTCTTGCTGCGCGGCAATAGCCGCTTGAGCCATCGCCAATTGATTTTCTTGCGCTTCACTTGCCGCATTAGCTTGTGTGCGAGCAGCTTTACCGGCTGAAGCGCCGCTCACTACGCTACCTACAAGAGTTGCGCCTGCTACGGCTGTCATTCCCCAAGTCATAATATTTCCTTATTGCCAAATGAAGCAATTAAGCCTAAGTCATTGTAACTTGGGGCTATTACTTCAGCTTCCATTTTGTCAAGATTTTCTTCACCGCGGTGTTCAGTCAAATGTACCGTTGTCCAAAGCGTATCTTCCTCGGCGTACACGGCGCGCTTAAGCCCGACTTCAGAAATAAAAGTACAAGGTGCTACTAAATGTTTTTCCCCAAACTCGGTAAAAACAGTAGCTTTACCCTTAGAGATAAAATTCAAGTGCTGGTGGCGGTGAATTTTACCAATGATCAGCGTTCCTTTTGGGATTAACATCTCGCGGGCATAGGTACAACATCCGTACTTCTCATCAACAGGCGTAAAGTAGTGCTTAAGCGTACAGTTTTCTAGCGTTGATTGAACCGCGCCATCATCAATTAACTTTTGCAATCCGTCTTGCACGGTCAAAATATCCTGCCTAAACTTAACCTTGGCAGGTGTATTTTGAAACAACGCGGGATCGTAGGTCACTTTCACACTTCCACCCATAGCCATGTTTGATCATCCAACACCCAACCCGCCCCAGGATCGGGGGCGTAGAACACATCGTTGACAGAATCGTAGGTGTAGCCAATGCCCGCGTAATTGCCACGCAACGCCACACCACCATCAGGCTGACCGTTTTGACCGTAGTGAACATTGCCCCGAGTATTGTAAGAAGTCTGCAACCACAAGCTAGGATCACCCCAAACACCCGTGTCAATTTGCTCTTGTTCAATAGCAATAACATCATTAACAATACCTTTGCCATTTGTAAGAGTTGGCACAAAAGCAAAATAGCTCATGCTGTGTAACTCCCGCTTGAATTGAACTGCATAATCGTATTTGCGCCGCTTGTTGTAACCGTTGGCGAGCCTGTAGTTGTGCCGCTATAGTTAAGAGTTGGTACAGACAAAATACCTACGCCTGAACCCCCCGCAGCACCTGAACCGCCACCGCTGCCACCACCACCGCCGCCTGTATTTGCCGTGCCAGCCGTGCCGTTATTGGCATAAGCTGGACCAGCGTTGCCACCCCCGCCTAACCCGCCTGCACCGCCTGCGCCGCCGCTAGTATTGTTGTTACCCCCGCCGCCACCACCGGCGTAATAAAGACTTGATCCGGTAATTGAACTTGTTAGACCATCACCGCCTTTACCACCGGCGTTTCCGTTGTCACCACCTGCACCTGCGCCACCACCACCACCACCTTCGTTTGGGGTTGAGTAGCCAAAGCCACCAGCATTGCCTTGCCCTAATGTTGCTGAACCGCCGGACAAAGGGTTGCCGGATGATGTGTTGTACGAACCGCCGCCACCTGATCCACCATTGCCACCAACAGCGTTAAACGCGCCGCCGCTACCACCACCAGTTGAACTTACAAGGGCGTTAATAGAGGACAATGATCCTTGAGTGCCTATTGCCCCGCCTGCCCCAACCGTGACCGTGTAAGTGACAGCAGGCTCCAAAGTTAATGTAGATGCAGAATGACCACCCGCGCCTCCTCCGCCGTTGCTTCCACCACCACCGCCTGCAATTACCAAATATGTGGCGGGGTATGGGCCTTTACCAGTTAAAAAGATACCGTGTGCGGCAAACATTAGTATGTGTATCCTTGCGTAGCTGTGCCGTACCAATTAGTACCGTCGGCAACAAAGGCAAGAATGTCTAACTTGCCAACAGTTGCAGTAATAGTTGGTGCGCCGCCTGAGTTCCACTTAACCCCCGTAAATGTCGCAGTTGTCGCAGAACCAGACGCTGGTTGTTTAAGCAACAAAACAAAAGATTTACCAGCCGTAGCTGTTGGCATTGTAAATGTACACGGCGTAGCAGAAGTAAGGGTCGCCGTTAGAACCGTTCCTGCTGAAATAGAAAGGGTAGCAGTAGCGCCTACTGTACCGCTAGAAGTAACTATTTCGGTGTAGCCACGAATGATGGGGTTAACAAAAGAATTAGGCGTTAACAATTGAAAACGTGTACCGTCATACTCAATAACTACCATTGCACCGCTGACAATGCTACCTGCAACCAAGGCAGTTGAACCTGTTTGCGTAATACTTTTAACGCCTAATGTGTCAATGTCAATTGTGACTGCACCGGTGTTAGTGTTTTGAGCAATAAAGCTGTATTGCGCGCCTGCGGCATAACCTGTTAGTGTGGGCGTAGCCAAACCGGTTAACGTATTGGTGCCTGCTACCGTAATTAAGTTATTAACGGTTGTTGTGTCGTTAATTGCAGGAATATCGTCATACGACCCAATCTGCACAAAAGCCGAAGTTTTTAAAATAAACTTGTACAGCACACCGCCGTCTAACCAAATTTCAGCCGGTGTGCGACCTGCGCTGTCCAACACAATGGGGTTGGTGTTATTAGTTGTACCGTCGCGGGTGGTGTAGGTTGTAACTGGCGTAGTAGTGCCTGACAGGTAGGTGTATATCAAACCACCCGTAAGGGGGTCACCGTTGCTGTCAAAGAATTGCGAGCCCGCGCCAGCAAAAGCTGAAAGATTGATGGACATTAGACTATTCCTGTAATGATGCCGTTGACAACCGTCACGGTTTTTAAATCAACAGTTGTAAACGTGCCTGAAGCCCCGCCCACACCGCCACCTAATTGTTCGTACACGGCGTTAAAGAAGCGAAACCATTCCCGTGACATTAAGCCCGTAGCAGGGTCAACCACAGGCACCCGAGGTGCGGGGATTTGAGTGACGTTCATGCTTTGGTAGCCGTCACATCAAGTTCAGCCGCCATGATGGCAATCTTAACCGGATCGGTACCTGAAATCTCATACACCCGATCACGCAACTTTTCAGTCATGCCAAGCCTGCGCCAAATGACGCGCGTTCCATACTCGCCTGTTTTGCCCATGGTCTGCCAATGTTCGTTTGACCATGTGTGGCCACCGTCATCAGACCAACGCAACATGACTTGTGGATCCGTGTCGCCCCCCACCCCCGACTCGCAATTTAATTGCAAAGAGTGCTGGACGGTGCGTTTAAAGTTATTGGTGCCCGTGGGCAACGCTCGCCATGAACGCAACCATTTCTGAGTGCGTGGGCCGTCCGCGTAGACTTCTAAGTCAAAGGCGTACAAGTTGCCGTTTTGAAAGTCACCTACGATGACTTCGCTATTAAAAAACATTTGGCAATTGCTGCGGTGACGGCTAAAGTTACCATTGTTAAAGCTCGCTCGCTCATGCCATGCTTGAGCAGCAATGTCGTAAACCCAAGTTGCTTGAGCCGTAGGAAAGGTCAGCACATAAAACGCATGACCGTCTTGCTGATAGGTGTACGCAATGGCATCCGAGATGTCGCCGTATTGCTGAATCTGCCACTCAACAGCGTGGGTGCTAATTCGCACACCGGTGTAGCCTTGTGAGCGATAGACAATGCCTTGCCCACGGTTATCTGCACCAAGCCAAAATAGCCCGTTGTCGAGCTTGGCAACCGAGAAAGTTGCGGCGCAACCAATTTCGTTAAATGCGCCTTGAATGCGTATTAAAGGAAACCCTGAACCTTGTGCTGCGTTGTACCAAACCTCAACCGAGTTTGTGCCAAACAACCAAATTTCAGAATGGTCGGTAATGGATGAAATCAAATTGTCGGGGCTACCCTCGGCGCTTGCAAAATCAAGCGGATCAATTAGCAACGGGTCAAGCAGTTCTGTTACCCATACGCGCTGGCTATCGGGTTCAATAAACACAAAGTAGCCGTCAAGATAAGACACGGTGAGCGCACCAGGGAAGTCTACGTCCGTAATCTGCCCAAACAAAAGTGTTGTGGCGTTGTAGATAAAGCTCGGGCCATTACAAGCAATAAACAAATGATTGCCATCGTCAGCCATTGACACAGGGCCATCGTTGGCTACCACGCCTAGCGTGGTGATGGCGTATTGATTGTCAATGCGATAAAGCGTGTTGCCTGACACAACGTACCCGTAACCACCGTATTGCCACAAGCCCCGCACGGGGCCGGTGCCCACGGCGGCGAGTAACTGAAGCCCTGGAGCCCTGTTTAAGAACGCAGGTTCTAAACCGCCTTCAGCAATCACCTCGGGAAACAAGTTGACCATGCGATTGTTCGCAGCGTTAATGCTGCGCGTCACATAGGCTGATCCGAGGATGGGGCTTTTCACGATATAGTTTCCGTGTTAATATAAGCGCTAGTGTTTAAAGCGCCAACTTTAAACACTAACTTCAAACACCATCGTTTAAAAGGAACGACAGCATGAGCAACGCACATATTACCGCAGAATATCTTAGAGAAATCCTTGACTACAACGCTAGTACCGGCGTTTTTACTTGGAAAAAACGAACGGCTAAATGCGTTCATATTGGTGATGTAGCGGGATGCCTTGAAAAACGTATTGGCTATATGTCTATAGGTATTTCCGGCGATGTATTTAAATCGCATAGGCTGGCATGGTTGTACGTCCACGGCTCTTGGCCTGAAGGATTGATTGACCACATAAATGGGCAAAAATCTGACAATCGAATTGACAATCTTAGAGTTGTAGACGCTAACGGGAATGCTCAAAATGTTAGGCGCCCGAATAAAAGAAACAAATCCGGTTTTATTGGCGTTATTGCCTACCAAGGTAAATGGCGGGCAAACATTACGGTCAACAACAAAACGCGGCGCATAGGCGACTTTAATACGCCTGAAGAAGCGCATAAAGCCTATTTGGACGCCAAGCGTATTTTGCATTCTGTTTGTACCATTTAGTAGTTTCAATGTTAATAATTACCCGCAAAGATGTTAAAGCGCTGCCGCGTTGCAACAATTGAATACGGCAGCGACATAATGTCGTCGGGGTTGTTGATGCGTTTCAGGTTGCGCTTAGACGCCATTGCAATGCGCGACACTTGGGGTGATGGCTCAACACCAAAGTCAGCGGCAATCTCACACGCCAAGTTGTACTTGAACGCTCGCATATAGCCTGGGGGGAACGCCAAGGTGGTAGACAGTAACGCCGCTTGCGTAAGCTCCACAACCGACACAAAGTGCCATTCCAACACCTTGGTAGGCACAGGATAGACAACCATTGTAATGTCGGGGTACGTCATGTTGACAAACATAACTTGAGGGTAGGTTGAGGTTACGGTCTTGACCGCAATGCCGTCGTACTGCTGTTGGTTGATTAACTTGATGCCAAACGAAATACCCGATGACGGGTCAAGAAAGTAAGTTGAATCATCTACCAAAATAGGTCGATTGCCTACAAAGTTGCCCGTGGGGCCAAGCGTACGGGTGGCAAAGTTTGGCGACCAAGAAAAGACTTGATCTTGCGTGGAATACACCGACAATCGTTCGGTATTCCACGAATCAATCATCTGATTCATGGAGTTAAGCGCGTCTTGAGCGGTCGCAGCAGAAGGCTCTTCGGCTTCAGCCAGTTGACCGATTAGGCGCAAAGCCCCATTGATTTGATCACCTGCTGTGTAGGTAGCCATACTTACTCCGTTTTACGTCTGCGTTTTAGCTCATTAACAGGCTCAACAATTGCCGTTGGCTCATCTAAATTATATACTTCCCACCCGTTTTTAACGTCTTCTTCAGCTTCCAAATCGGCAATTGCCACTTTCTGACCGTGTTGCGGGTGTTTAAGATAAATTTGCATTCAGAATCCTAGTGCGAGGGGGTGAGCTTAACTCACACCCCTCTACGCGTTAACCTGCGACGCGGTAGAAAACATAAGTTGCATCAGCGGTCTTGCGAACACGCCAATTGGCTGCCGTAACTGCGGCAACCGCAGCAACACCAACCAAAGTGCAGCCGGTGTTAGCAGTTACGGTTGCAGCGTTAGTTGCGCCCGTGTTGATGATGTAAAAGTCAAAGCAGCTATTGACTTTCATGCTCGGGAACGCCACGTCAAGATCAGCACCAAGAGGTACTGTCAAGGCAACGGCTGCGCCCGTGTAAGTGATAATGCCGGTTGCCAATTCAGCAGCAGTCAGAGTGGCTGCAGCTACTTTAGCGGTAGGAGTCACTTGCGTGACCATGTTAATTTCGGTTTCGTTGCCATCACCAAATTGATAGCCACCAGCGCCATTAGGGAGTGCCATGATGAAATTCCTTTAAAAAGTTTAGAAACGGGGGCATAAGCCCCCATTTGTTTAGCCCCAGAGTCGCACGGCTGTGACAGGACGGATTGCAGCAAAACCGTACAAGACATCCACACGACATGGCATACGGTCGTTGTTAATATCGTACTGGCGCACGATACGCAGCGAGATTCCGTTATGCACTTGGCGTGAAGCCATGTCCACACCCTGTGGCAACAGCAAGTCAGCAGTCGCCAACGTGATCGCATCTTTGTGATAGATCAAGTTTTGCGGGTACGCCGTGGCTGAACCACCCAAGAACGTCAACACGGCGCTAGCGGCAGGGAACGCATTGATAGTCGCCAAGGCGTTAGCCGAAGTATACATAGGTGGTTGAACTGTCAGCGTTGCGGTAGTGTTTGACGAAACAGTTACGTCAGCAGTTACGACAAACTGTTGCAGCGAACCGGTGGTTTGACGGGTCTGTGGGTTAACAGCAAACACGCTGCCGATCGTGAAAATATCACCAATCTTGAACGTAGGCGAGCCGCTTGTGAAGCTGATTGCCAAAGACGTTGAACCTTGTGTCGACACCGTGGTAGCCACGATAGGAGCAGTTGGTGTGGTGCCGGTGGTGTGCTGAACAATCGACTGTGACATATTGATCTCGTCTAAGCCCAATACGCCTTCGCCCATCATACCGTTTTTGAACTGACGGCTGATAGTACCGGTTGGGTTAAACAGACCTTTTAAGCCCTCAACCAATCCGGCGTTGGCGGCTGGGTTAACAGTCGCATAGCGTGGGCTCATTGGTGTAGCAAATTCGTTAAGTTTTTGCTGTGCTTGGAGCAGAACCAAAGATGTTG